GTAAGCTCTCGCACGATAAACGCTACAAACTGGCAGCAGTCTGCATCACCGTATGAAAAAGGCCGCCTTTTCCACTTATTCAAAGCCGCATAAACCGGACTCATCTGCCCCGCCTGCCGCTTTCGTTGCCGTCAATTATGTTCTGCGATCCCGCTGAACCAGCCACGGAATCAGAAGTTGGATCACCCCAGCGTATCTTCGCGCCCTCAATGTCTGGCATAAACTCAAAAGCCAAATCACCCGAAAACTCGCTCTGCAACTGGATGTCTGTGTATTTGATGTTCGAGGCTTTATCGAATCGCGCCAATTCCGATTCAGCAGTCAAAGTGATTACGTCGCCGCCGTCTGCTCCGACGCTGATATTCATTTGATCCATAAACCCCTCAAAGACGACAGTTGGATCAGCAAGCAAGGCATCGTCTGCGTTCAGCACTCCTAGCAAAACTGTGACGGCGTGCATGTAATAATCTTCTGTGAGTGCGGCACCCGCGATGGTCGAATCCAATCCAGAGAGTGACAAAGTAATTTGGTAGGGGCTGATGTCTGCGCCTTCCTCCAGCGGGCTGATCGCCCCTAGATCGCCGACTCCGAGATAGTCATTGCCGCCGAAGGTGTACGTCCCGATTGAATTGTGCAAATAGACGGTTCCTGACGGGAATGCCAGTTGCACAAAGGTGACGAGACTGACGTGCTGAGTTGCGAGCGCGTTGGCAACGTTTGTCGGAAACCCTCGACTCACGCTAGAACATCCTCAACCGCTTCAATCGTATAGCTCGACGTGATGGACGGGGTTGTTTGCCACGATGCTGGGCCAGCCAGCAAAAACACACCTGATACCGGCACCGTATAATCAACTACTGTGTCGTCTGCTGGCGTTTTCCGTATGGGTGGAGCTATCGACAACGTGATGTTGCCTGAGCCGTCCGAATTGGCATCAGCGACGACCATATGAAGCTCGTTGTTGAACGATATATAGTCGCCCGACCTCAAATAGTTGGCAACGCTTGCAGTCGCTCCATCACACACCAAGCTGGTGCCAGACTGAGTGCCGCCGTTGACCCTAAGCGTCCCGCCTCCCGCACCTCGGCGTGTGTGAGAATGATCGTGAAGCGTGAACCTATGCTCTTGACCGTTCAGCTTGACCAAGAACGCTTGCATGACTTTACGATCAGCACCCGACAGATTGTTGAACTGCAGGCTAGCCCGCCACAACGAACCTTTGCGCGATGATGTCTGTATCGCATTGGTCAGCGGACTCTGAAACGTCCTAGTGTTTGCTACTAGCTCAAAGGTGTTTGTGCTTGGCGTGATAGCAGGGAAAGTGAACGTCGTCATACGAAACGCCTCCTGCGCATTAGGTCTTGAATAGTCATCACCGTCTGCTGCGAGGTTTGCTGCATTGCGACTCTAATTTTCTGGTCTACGTCTGCGCTCGAACCTCTAGCGTCTACATTGTTGATGATCGTAACGCCTGCGCCTTGCCCTTTGGTGTGGTCAATCACGCTCTCGTTGGGGTGCAAAGTCGCAAGGAATCCACCGCGACCATCTATGCCGCCAGACCTCGCTCCCATACCTGTAAATCCACCGCCCTCGAAGCTAGTAGACTTGATTGCCGCCACTTGCTGCAATCCGAAAGCAATATTCGCCGCCGCTGCGATCTGCCCAAAAGGTGGTGGGAACGTCTTAAGTGCAAGCGTTGCGGAAGCTCTAGTATCCATGATCGCTTGGGCTATGTTCACGGCTTTATTTAGCTCGAACATGCTCCTACTTGTACGCGCTGACGCTTCGAGTTGATTGTCTAAGTTAGAAACAACAGCTTTGCTGTTTCGTTCTTTTTGCTTTGCTGCTTCCTTTTCTCTCTTGGCGTCCTCTTGCTCTTGCCTCTTTCTCTCGTTGAGCTTGTCCAAATTAGCGGCGAGTGCGATATTGTTTCTTTCCTCCGCCGTAATTGTCCCATCGAGCACTGCTTTATACGTTGCAAGTGCTTCAGCACTTTTACCATATGTCGCTATCTGCTCTATGAGCGAAGCATTCGACGCCCTCACCTTTACGTCGTTTTCTTCAGCCGCTCGTGCTGCTGCAAACTGTGGGTCTATTGACGCTCTTATCAACTCATTTAGCCGAGTTTGCTCATTAGTCAGCAAGCCAACATTGAGAGATAATTCTTTTGCGCTTTTTATTCCTTTTTCTCTAGCGGCGGCGTTTCTGTCATTCAGACCCTTTACGGGTAACGCTGCGTCCCTTTGCGCCTTTCCGAGCTTTTCCTCCTCAACCCTCAACTCGGTAGTTGTATCTGTAAGCTGTTTTCGTAACGCCTGCAAAGCTAGTTCTCTTTGGGCACCGCTCAACGAGAGTATGTCTTCGGCAGAGTCCTTTGCGTTTTCTCTGAGCTTTTTGAGCAGTTCATTTGACTGAGTGAGAGAGGAAAGAAATGTGCCGCCTAACGCCGCACCCACAGCGATCAACGCGCCGATCACAGCGCCACCAGGGCCAAAAATTGATGCGATTTGAGAACCTTGCTGACCGAACACGGTAGCCGCTGCTGTGCCACTTTGTAGCTGCACGGCTACGTCTTGAATCTGAAAGCCTAGCTGCTGTGACGCACCTCTAAACTGCCTAAAGCTATTAGATGCTCGACGCCCTTGCGCGGCAGTGTCGCCCAGACCCTTTCTAACCTGCTCTGTTGCGCGTTTTGTCCTGTCCTCTGCGACAAAGACAAATCTTTGCTCATTTGCTGCTGCCATCCTCGCGCCCCAAAATGTTCAGATAGGCTACCCACTCGTGGAACTCACTGAGCGGCATCTGTTCAGCCTCACCTATCGTAATATGTAAGCGATCAGCTAGGGCGATAAGGTTGAGCCGAAACTGATCGCTAGTTAGTTTTTTTCCTGATCCTCAACACTCGTGATCGTGCTAAACATCTGAGCAGCTATTTCGCTGACTATCGCGCTCTCCTCCCCCATCAGATCGTGACGATCCTCTGCTGAGTCGAAAATGCGCTCGTTGGTTTCATTGGTAGCCTTTAGGCAAATCAAATCGACCATCGCGGGCAAGGTCATATCACTCAAAAACCCTGGATGCTTTTTCTGCATCTGGCCCATGTCATAAGCGGTTATTGGGTAGCAGTAAAACACAAAAGGCTCGCCGATCTCGTCAGCCCACTCTGAGACCTCGATTCGCTTCGGCTCTACTTTGCGCCGATTGCGTAGCTCCCGAACCAGCCCCATCAGTTCGTGCCTTCTGTGACCGCCCCTGATACTTGGAAGGCAAACTCGCCCTCAACTAGACCATCGAATGCCGCGCTGATCGTGTTACCAGTCACAACCGCTGCCCCGCTGTAAAACTTCTCGCCTGATCCTGTGCCTGTCGGATGGATCTGGAAGTCGAGAGAGTCTGCTGCATCAACCAATAGCTGCACCGCATCGCTGTCGTCCCAATAGACTGACATCGAAACCGTTGCATTCTTGAGTGAGCCGACATAAGTGCGTGCTGTTGCGCCCATCACTGTGGTTTCTAGCGTGTCCGCTGTTTGCTCAATGCTGAAGTTTCGTACTTCGCCTGCCGCCGTCGCAGTGCCGCCAGTAGCAGCCAGCTTTACGACTCCACCCGAACCCTTTGTTGTAGCCATTTTATTGCCCTCTAGGTTGTACCGCGAGTGAACTGATATTCGACTCGCACTGTAATAATGACCCCGCCTATTGGGTCAATGCTGCCATCATCTGTCTCGATGCTGGTGATTTGTGTGTCGATAGCATTACCGCCTCTCGTTCTATCAACATCTAATTTTTCTTCAATCGCTTCAACGATCTGATTCCTCGCAGTGTCTATCGTAGTCGATTTAACAAAACAGACTAGCTCGTAATCTATATTCCCAAAGCGACTTGTCGCGCTTCCTCCGACCGTTGCATCCTCTCTGCTTTCGTTGGTCGTCCTGACCAGGATAGCTGGATATTGCGCGTTGCTCAGTTTATCAAAGTCGAAAGGCTCTCGCGTCACCAGCTTAATCGTAGGCGATGAGATCGCTTGCAACTGCGTCACGATATTGCCAGCGATGTTTTCTCGTACACTCATCAGGAATTCTGCGCAGCCTTAAATGCCGCGTTTATATTGCGTGCGAAGAGTTTGCCAAGTCTCTCACGCTCCGATGAATTGAACCCTAAAAATGGCCTTTCCTTCCCAACTAAAAATGCCTTCCTGCTTGCATTCGCGTTATCAAAATAAATAACCGCTTTTGATTTTCCATCGCTCTTGACTTGCATCGACCGCAACATTTGCCCTGTCGCGTTCAAGTTCACGATAGCAGGATTCTCTTTGCCTAAACCTGTTAGGCGACCTTTCCTTCTGCGTCTTGGCGCTGCACGAAAACGGATATACGACTTGCTGTATGGTTTTAGCTTGCCCTCGATGCCTTGCTGATCTTTCAGTCCTTGCTTAATGATCTGCCGGCCTAGAGCCGCCGTCCTTTTCAAAGCTCTTGGCGTACCAAATAAAATTGCTCGCCTCACTTTTGCTGGCTGCTTAGTCAAGTCGCCTTCTATGATTAACTTGACCTCAACGCTCATCGTGTTAGTCGCCCATAGCTAACGATGTTGCGCTCGTCATCTTCTATCGAGCCGCTATTGTCATCGTCGTACTCCACGCCGTCAGCGAATACCGCGACTAGTTCTTCCTCATACCTCTGTTTATAGAAGTCGATCATCCCTAGAAAGCGATCATTCTCCACCCAGTTCGTAAGCTGGGGCAGAGCAAACTTCCAGAGAACTAGATAGACGTTGCACCGAGTCCACTGTGACTCTGTGAGGTAGGCGGTGACCATTTCTCCTGGCAAGCCTTTGCGATACCACCACTCATTGCGAATCGTTCGCAGCAAGTCAACCTCGGCCTTGGCATGTTCAGCGGCGAAGCTAGATATGCCGAACTGCAATATGTCGGGAACGAGCGCGACTAGATCAGAGTCTTGAGAGAAGGCCATATCAACTCCACTTGGTACGATCAGCCCAATATGCTGCTGATGCCGTTTTATCTCTACGACCTTTGGCTATGTTTGCCGCATGTCGTGCCTTGAACGATCTGCGCTTAGCCTTATCAGCTTCGCTCTCGCCCTTGCGTGGAGGTTTGGTGTCTGCACCCTGCTGACCGAATCGGATCATGCGAACCTTGTCGCCTTGTCGCGCTAATACGACATGGCTTTTATTCGGGTGCTTGGGTGTACGCTTCGGGCGGTTATAGCCCTCGAAGCGAATGCCACGATATGTGATCGCCATGAGACCTCCAAAAAGGGCCAGCCCCGCACACTGGGGAGGATGCGAGGCCAGCCGAAACGCTTAGAGTGCGCTGTCGAACAGCATCTCCACGCCATAAGTATCATCAAGCTCGCCCACACCATATACGGCGGTAGCGTTAAGCTCGAATGCTCTCAATGACGCATCACGTTGGGTCTCAATCTGGAAGTCACGCTTCATGGCAATCGCCAAGGCTTCGCGGCTGAATACAGCGCCCTTCGCATCGTCTGAACCATCGACAGTAATGTTTGATGATTCATAGATGTCAACGCCTGCAATCGTGCCGACATAGCTGTTGACCATAGCCGTATTCTGCGCGTCACCACCGTTAGGGTTGGCAAAGGTGTTGGTCAAGTTAGCCTTGAGTTGGTACGCCTGGAAGGGGTGAACGACGGCAAAGATGTCGCCTTGCGCTTTGTTGTTACGCAAAGTAGCGGCAGCCTTGAAAATGTCTGCAACCGTGATCTCGGTACCTGCTCCACCCAATGCAGTAGAGAAGCCATCGAACAATGCGATCAGGTCTGTATCGATCTTCGTGGCGATTGAGTTACCTAGAACAGTGCCTAGCTCTTCTGCTGGGTTACCAGAACCCATAGCCGCAACGTCGGTCAGAACAACTTGCGCGCCAACTTCGCCGACTGTAATGCTTACAGATGAGGTTGAGACGGTGCTGCTGCTCATGTCCGTGCCTTCGGTAAGGTCAGCGGCAGTCACTGCTGGGTACTTTGGCACTTGAATGGTTTTGCCTGCTTCGTCGCCAATGTTGTACATGGTAACGAGGCCCATCATCAGGCTCTCTTCTTCTGCCGTAAATCGAGCGGCTGCGATAATGTTCGCGAATAGGTCGTCAAGGGTGGTGCTGGTTGTAGCTGCCATGATTTAACTCCGGGGTCTGCTAAGTTTTCTTGCGGAGCGCGGCGTAGGCTTCTTTGCCCCCACTGCTCCAGTTATTTACCATATCAGCCACCGATGTAGGCTTCGGAGTCGAGCCACCAGCATTGCCCATTGTGCCTGCGCCACCTGCGGTAGCTCTTACAAAATGCGGACTAGCCGTTAAGAATTCGCTCACCGCTTCATCTATTGAGAGCGGATCTGCATTGTCGTTATAGCGCACTGTGCCGTTATCGTCTATCACTTCCACCATCCCATCATCGGATAGCCTCACGCGATTACGCAGCAAGGTAGCTACTTGCTCAGAGTCGATAGCGTTGTGCTTATTAGCAGCCGTCAGCAATGCACCGTCAACTTTAGTGCTATGCAGCGCAGCGTTTAGCTTTGCTATCTCCTGATCCTTTTTCTCTACAGTCTGTTTTAGCACCTGCTCAAACTCGCCTTTTTCTTTTTGGCGCTCAATCTGCGCCTGCTCACGCTCAAGCATGATCTGGCGAGCTTCGTTGATGTCGATGCCGTCTAACTGCTTCTCAAACTTCTTACGCTCCCTCGCCAGACGATCCGATATAACGCGATCCATGTCTTCTTGGGTGTAAGTCTTTGACTCCTGAGCGGGTATTTCTTGCGCTGGCTCAGTATCAACGCTTTCTTCCATGATTTCGTCGCTCATGTAGCGATAACCTCTAGTGAGTTGGGGCTATTTTTACCCTTTCGGGTAAATTGTCAACCTTTGCGTTACTTACGCTTGCGCCCCATTGGTCGCTTGTTCTTTTTCTTCTTCTTCTTTTTGTCGTGCCCTGCATGATATGGCATCTCAGTCCTCCACTAATGGCAGCCAATGATGACGGCAATTATAGCCGCCCCTAACAATGAACGGATTGCCTGGAGCCTTACCGGCCCATGTTTGCTCCGTCCAAATTTCCTCGATCTCTGCTTTTGTATATTCGTTTTTCTGCTTCGTCTCATTGATGATGTCGCGGCAGAATTGCCGTGAATCAGTAATCAGATCGCCGTAATACTCAAAAGTTTCTATTCCCATCTCCTCAGCCGTGCGAGCCGTGATGATAGCTGAGAACTGACTGAGCGAATCTTCTGCGTAAGTTGTCGCATAACGCCGCATATTATTGCCCAAGCGATCAGCAGCATATCTATTATGTAGAGTCCTAATTGCATCCTCTCTAGCCTGTCCGGTAGCGTTTTGAGCCACTGCCACAAGTCTTCTAATTTCTTCCTGATCGCTCGCTTGATAGATTCCATTGATTGACCCTCTCAACTCTTTGATGAGTACATCTCGGCTCTCCCCGACTAAGGCTGACCGATAGACACCATTCGCCAAAACTTCCAACTGTTGCTCTGCGATGGCCTCGAAGCCTTGGAATGACTGGCGCTGCAAAGCCGATATGATCTCTGGCTCTACCCTGATGAAGTCGCCTAGCTCTGAGAACATCTCATATTGGCTAGCGTATAGGCTTGGATATTCTTCAATGAGTTGCTGAACAGCGACAAGGTATTCATCGGTCAGCGCACCCCTGATCTGATTGCGTGCCTGCAAAGCATAAGCAAGGTCAAAGAGAACGCCTTGGCGAACTGGGGCTGAGCCTGCTATCGCTGCGATGCGCTCTTCTAATCGTTGCAGTACGTCAGCGATCCGGCCTCGATGTGTGTCCGCTAGCCGATTGACGATCTCTGCATATTCGTCGGGGGTCATTCTTCAGCTACAGGGAACTGCCCAAGCACCTGAGTAGTTGCGGTGATCTCATCGTGAGCCTGCATCAGCTTGTCATCATCTAACACTAGGTCGGCGATTTGCTTGTCCACCTCTTGCTGCAAGGTAGATGATCTAACACCGCTGGCCTTCATCTGCTGCAAGAAAAGCAACTCTTTCTCGTAATCTCTCACGTCAAATGAGTCGGGATAGAACACCTCAACATCGGGCGTAACATCTAGCCATCGACAGACGAAGCGCCACATCTGCTCCTCTGCTAACTCTAGCAAGTCAGCTTTCTCTGAGAGTTTAGCGTTCAGCATCTGGAACTCAGTCTGCATTGCTACGCCTGATTGCGTGATTGCTTCCGTTCCTCTGACTGCGCCCATATGCGCCATGCGATTGATGGCTTCCACCTTGTCCTTGATCGACTCTCTGATCTGCTGGATGTTGTTACCAGATGGCTGCAACAGAAACGGCTTCATCGCTTCAGCTGAATCATCAGGCACGTTTATCACTGCACCAGCACCTGCGCTCGCATCAGTATCAAATGTCTTAACCAGGGACGGATGGTTGCTTATCCGTATTAGCTGCTCGATCTCTGATAGCTCTTGATAGATAGCCTGCTGCATGTAGCTAATGTCAGACAGGTCAGAGATACCGACTGCCCTTGTGTTTGATCTGTTCGCTGGGAGGAACACCGCAGGGATCGTCCCTAGCGGATTATCTTTCTCCTCCATCATGGTCTCGCGGTCACCGTCAGACTTCCAATGCTGGATCACATCTTTTCGCCATATGCGGAAGTAGCTCACGATAGTCGTAGCGTCCTCTCGGTCTACAGACTCGCGGAGCTTGAGATAGGTCAATTCAAAGCGCCCTGATGGCGTCCGCTCGAACTGCCAGTCAAAGACATTCTCTGGTGTGAACAACGACAGATAGGGCCGAATCTCCTGCTCTAGCTCTTCGGCTCTCGTCGTTGCGTTACTCTCTGGCTTATCAACAAGTATCCAGACATTCCCATAAACGCTTGACCAAATTTGAGCTTGCTTCATGAAGCTGTTAAGCCCCATGCCGTCTAGGTCGGCATCCTTGACCATCGCATCGAGAGCAGGGTTCGCATCGAGGCTGTTGTAGACACGGACTGGTGGGACGCGCCAGAGGAATGAGCTATAGATGTGCACTACGTTCCGACAGTGGTTATCAATAGGAGTGAGACTGATGCGTCTAGCGTACTCATTCTCGGATTCGTTCTGATAGCCGGTCAGGTAACTGCCGTTCTTGTACTCTTGGCCCCCGGCATAGGATCGAAGGTAAAACTCCCACCTTTCTTGGTTGGCATCATAGTCGGGATGTTGATACTCAAGGTTGTTCATGCAGTCCACCTGGTCGGTTGTTCTGTGGTGCGCTCTTTGCGAATCGGGAAAAGATACTCTATAGCGTAACCTAGCGCATCATTCATATGATCGAAGCCGTCCTCTTTGTTTGGCTGGCTTGTGCCCTCTTTGTACGTCTGCCGCTCGAGTGATGAGATCACTTGCTTGCACTTGGGATCTACTAACAGTGTGCGTTGTCCTGTCGATGACAGCAGCTTGCTGTTCACAGAATTGATCCGGTCTCGCACTGGCGGGTGACTGTTTCTCAGCTTCACCCGAAAGCCTGCGTTTTGCAGGATAGATAGGTCAGTCCTACCACCTGCGCTTGTCTTGCGCTGCTTGCTCGCTGGGTCTGGGTAGATCGTGACCTGATGCTCTCGGTATCTTTGCAGTATTTCGTCTGCCATCTCGTCAGTATTTGAGCCGTATATAACGATCTCGTCTATGACGTGCATGGTGCTGCCGTCTTTTACCATAACCACTGCGCTCATCGGATCGAGGTTGAAGTCCATACCGATATGAAGCTCATCAGCTAGGAAGCCTTTGCTTACGCTCTCCTCTCTGCTGAATGCGTAATATATCACCCCGGAGTAAGTAACGAACTGTGCCTCGTACTCTTGTGTGAAGGTTCGCTCGTCTAGGTCTGATCTTGCTTGGTCGATCTCAGCCGCCTCAACATTGCCGCCTTGGATGGTCGTGTACTGAAAGGCTTGCCAGCCCTCCTCTTTGTCCGCGCCTCGCGTCCATAAGTCGTAGAAATGATTGCGCCCCTTTGGTGTGCCGATGAACAATGCAGACCCTAGCCTATCGCTAAGACTGGGACGAAGCACCTCAAACCATGCCTCTGGTCTCATATCAGCGAACTCATCCATCACCACGAAATCTAATGCTCTCCCCCTTAGGTTGTCAGGTTTCTCTGCACCCTTGAGTGAGATCGTTGAGCCATTTCTAAGCGTGAGCGATAAAGCAGTCTCATTGCGCTTGGTTGCGTATCCATCTGGGAGTGCATCGTTGAGCATATTCCACGCGATCTCTTTC